ATTCGCGAAAACCAATGTAATCACCAACGAGTGCGTGATCCCGATACCTTTCGGGCAGTTGTTTTTCCGCGCAGAGCATTTGCAGAACATCATCCAGCTTTTGTATATCTGCCCCACGTTTGCGCAGCTTCTTTAAATCCTTGCGGAACTGTGTGGTGGTGACGAGATCAAGCATGAGCGTCCTCCGCATCCAGATCATCCATCAGTGCGGACAGCGACGGATAACGCTTTGGCTCGATTTTGCCATCCATGATGTCGCGTGCTTCCTGCATGGCAAGAAGCGTTTCCCTGTTATAACGGGGCTGTTTCGGTTGGAAGGGGAAGCCTCCCTCCATGATGGATGCGTGCAGAAAGATGTTGATGGCGTCGGTCACGGAGATACCGAAACTGGAAAAAACAGTTTCAGCCTGCGCTTTGATTGTCGGTTCAATGCGCATATTGATTGTTGCGGTCTTGGACATGATGCATAACCTCCTTTTGTTTATTGTAACGCAAAAGTGAAGCAAATGCAATACAGGCTCCCCCTAGGGGGCGGTTAAATCTCTAAAACCGCGCCGTTACTGGACCGGGGAGGGGGAGTACGCACAAAAACGTCGGTTCAAACGGGGTATTAAAGGAAGGGGGCGAGAAGATGGCGCGGGACGGAACAAATCGCGGAGGACGACGCATCCGGGCGGGAGATAAGCCCGAACCACTCGCAGATAAGATTGCGGGCGGGCGCACGGCGCACATCATGGGGTTCCCAATGACGGAACTGGACGGCACAGACCTTGTGGATGCCGCTGACCTCTACGGTGAGGAGATGCCAACGCCGAGCGAGTTCCTGTCTGCGCGACAGCGGAACGGAAAGCCGCTCGGTGCGGATGAGATTTTCCGCGAAACATGGCTGTGGCTGAAGGAGCGCGGCTGTGAGCGGCTTGTGAATCCACGGCTCATTGAAAGCTACGCGCAGGCATTTGCCCGCTTCATCCAGTGTGAGGAAGCGATGAGTCAATATGGGCTCATCGGCAAGCATCCGACCACAGGCGGCGCGATTGCAAGTCCCTTTGTCCAGATGGGGCAGGCATTCCAGAAACAGTCCAATCTGCTCTGGTATGAGATATTCGACATCGTAAAGCAGAACTGTACCACCACGTTCAGCGGATCGCCGCAGGAGGATCGGATGGAACGGCTGCTGCGTTCGAGAAAGTAAGGAGGGAAGTCATTTGAACAAAACAACATCGGAGATGAAGCTCGTTCCGATCAGTAAACTCGTTCCGTATGCCAACAACGCACGGACGCATTCGCCCGAGCAGATCAACAAGCTGCGCGGCAGTCTGCGGGAGTTCGGATTCGTCAGTCCCGTCATAATCGACAAGGACTACGGCATTCTCGCAGGACACGGGCGCGTTATGGCTGCACGGGCAGAGAACATCGAGCAAGTTCCGTGCGTATTCGTGGATTACCTCACAGAAGCGCAGAAGAAAGCCTATATCCTCGCAGACAACCGTTTCGCACTCGATGCGGGCTGGGATGAGGAGATGCTGCGCGTTGAGATGGAAGCCCTGCAAGGCATGGACTTCGACATCTCACTCACAGGCTTCGACGAAGCCGAGATTGCCGATCTGTTTGCCGCAGACGATAACGAGGCGCAGGAAGATGATTTTGACGAAGATGCCGCCCTGCAGGCAGAGCCTTTCGTAAAAACCGGTGATTTGTGGCTTTTGGGCAAGCATCGTCTCCTTTGTGCCGACTCTACAAAACCAGAGGATGTAAAACTTCTCATGGATAGCAAAAAGGCGAATGTGTGCATTACCGACCCGCCGTATTCGTGTAACTACACAGGCGGCACAGGCATGAAAATCATGAACGACAACCTAAAGGGCGAGGAGTTCTATCAGTTCCTGCTTTCTGCATTCAAAAATGCCTATGAGAATCTTGCGGACGGAGCTGCCATTTACATCTTTCACTCGGATGCGGAAAAGGTCAACTTCTACAATGCCGTTGTTGCTGCCGGATTTCACTACTCAACAACCTGTATCTGGGTAAAGCAGTCCCTTGTTCTGGGACGCTTTGATTATCAAATGCGCCATGAGCCAGTCATCTATGCATTCAAGGACACTGTAAAGCACAAATTCTACGGAGACAGAAAGCAGACCACTGTTTGGGAATTTGACCGACCAAGCAAGTCGAAACTGCACCCGACAACGAAACCGCTCCCGCTCATTGCATACCCCATGAAAAACTCCTCGTTGGTCAACAGCATCGTCTTGGATTTGTTCGGGGGCAGCGGATCGACATTGATGGCAGCAGAGCAGATGGATCGCGTGGCATATCTGATGGAACTCGATCCTGTTTATGCCTCGGCGATTGTGCGTCGTTTCGTGGCATATCGTGGAAATACAGAGGACGTGCATATCATCCGTGACGGGAAAACGCTGCCCTGCTCCGAGGTATATATCCCCACAGCAGAGGATCTCGGCATGAAGGATACCACGATAAACGACGTTCAAAAGGGGCGGAAGAAAGGAGGATGAGGGAACGTGTGCAATGTGAAATATACGTTTTCCGAGGACGGGAGCGTTGCCTATGGGCATCTTCCTGACGGTATCGTTTTTATGGTAGATACTGCATCTTTGGATAAGATCGCCGGCATCAGCTTTTATCGTAATTACCGTGATTTGACGGGAAAAATCCTTTATGTGATGGACAGATACAGAAAACAGCTACATCGTCATCTGGTGGATGTCCCCAAGGGTTACGAAGTTGATCATATCAATCTGGACACGTTGGACAATCGCCTGTGCAATCTCAGAATTTGTACGCATCAACAGAATCAATGCAACCAACCACGGCAAAGGAACAACACGTCCGGGGTGACGGGTGTCAGCTTCTACAAACCTCGTGGGAAATATCGTGCGAGAATCAAGATTTGTCAGCATGATATACACCTTGGTTATTATCAAACATTTGAAGAAGCTGTTCAGGCGCGGAATGTGGGAATGGCTTGTATGTTCGGGGACTACGGACGGTATGACGAGGTGGAAGAAATTCCTCCGTGGATAGAAGAAGATGTCATCAACCGATGTAAACGGTTCGTGGATTTATCAATCTGCGAATCGTTTATTGATTTTGTGAAGAATGCGGCGTAATGCCGAAGGAGGTATCACAATGAAAGTTTTTCTAAACGCAGGTCATGCCCCGGACGGGAATCCTGACCCCGGCGCCTGCGGCTATGGACTCCGTGAGTGCGATGTGGCAAAGAATGTCGCTGACCTTGTGGCGGGGTATCTCGCTGCCGCAGGTGTCGAGGTGGTCGGCTGTCTGCAATCTGATAGCCTCCATGAAGTAGTCTCGGCTTCCAACAACAGCGATGCGGACGTATTCATCTCCATCCACTGCAACGCCTGTAACGGCGCGGCAAACGGAACGGAGGTCTGGCACTTCTACGGAAGCGGCGCAGGGGAGACCTTGGCAAGCTGCATTCAGAACCAGATTGTCACGTCATTGGGGACTACAGATCGCGGCACAAAGGGGGCAAAGCCCGGTGTCAACGGGCTGTACGTTCTAAGCAACACGGATGCGGTCGCCGTACTCGTGGAGCTTGCATTTATCGACCATGAGGGCGATGCAGAGCTTCTTGGGACGCAGCAGGATGAATTTGCCCGTGCCATTGCGCGTGGGGTAACGGACTATGAAGGAGAGTGTTGAAGATGAAACTGGAACACATTCAAAATGAACTGAAGAATCATGTGGGGGATTTTGTACGGACGGAGGCGAAGGAAGCGACCGTCCTCTGGCTGCACGAGAAGGGACTTCCCGCAGCGCGTGAGGTGTCGGCGGCGTACACGGCGGCACTGAAAGAGAGCGCGGAGAAGGAGACGGGATGGTGCAGATTCCGTGACCGCATCTTCCTACCGCTTGTCATTGATGGGGCGATCTGGATGACGGGCAAGATGCTTGAGCGCATGACCGCGCCCCATTCTGCGAAATGATGGTATTCGGCAGTTTATCCTCCTAGATGGCTATGGTGTATACAACAGATTCTGCTTGCTAATTCTTCCCATACGAGTGATGAATGTAATGACCAAAGTACATGAAGGAGGAAACCACCATGAAGGTCAATTACAACATCCAAAAGGAAGAGCGCAAGGCGATGGTCGGGATCATCGGCAAGGTGCTCGGTGAAAAGCCCGTCTACTGCGGCGCACCGACATTTTCCTACAAAATCGGCGCATTCGAGATCATGAAGGACGGCAGCCTTTGCTTCGACGATGCCACCGATGAAGCGACCGTTGCGCGTGTGCGCATGGCACTGAGCGAGGATGGCTTTATGTCCGAGGATTGGGAGAACGAGGCTTCCTGTGCGGACACAGGGGCGAATGAGCCGATTCAGACGGAAGCGGCGGCAGATGATGAGCCGACACCGGCAGAAACGGTGGTAGAAGAACCTGCTCCAATGGAGGCAGTGATGGAAGAACCCGATGAGGACAGCCTTTCCATCAGTCTCCCGCGCAGCCTTTTCACCGAGACGGCACTGCAGAATCTGGATGCACTTCTTCTGAGCAAGGGACGGCTGATTCGCCACGCCTTTGACATCAGGGAAGCGACCTACACGCTGACCGATGACCGCATCACCTTCGCATGGCTGCACGGCACGATCACCGACGAGACGGCAAAGGCATACGCTGAGTTCATCAGTAAACTCTGCCTGATGGCACGGGCGCAAAAGCGCGTTACGGCAAAGGAGAAGATTGTGGACAACGAGAAATACGCATTCCGCTGCTTCCTCCTGCGCCTCGGCATGATCGGGAGCGCCTACAAGCAGTCGCGTAAGATTCTCCTGCAGAACCTCATCGGCAGCAGCGCGTTCAAGAGCGGACATCGGAAGGAGGCTGAGGATCATGCGGTTTCCGAGTAAGGAACAGATCGCCGCACTTCGTAAGCGGTACCCGAACGGGGCAAAGGTGGAACTCCTCGGAATGGATGATCCGCAAGCCCCACCGATGGGAACGAGGGGCGAGGTTCTGGGCGTTGACGATGCGGGACAGCTTCTTGTCCGATGGGAGACAGGCTCGTCACTCAGTCTGATCTCTGGTGTGGACTCCTTCCGCATCGTGCAGAAAGGGGGCAGATCATGAACGAGAAGGTTTTCGCACAGATCATGGATATCCGCAACTCCGGGCGGGTGAATATGTTCGACGTCCCCAGAGTTCAGCGGATGGCGTTCGAGATGGGGTTCTACGAACTGGTCTGCTTCATCGAGGAAGACCGTGCGACGTATGTACGATTTATCCTCACGGGTGAAAAATAGCCGACGATTCTAGCGATTCTGCACAGCCTTTCGGGGCTGTGTTTCTCTCGAAATATAAGTGTGGTTTATCCGAAATATGACTTGCTATATTCTGCGTTTAGAGACATATATGTACATACACATGGAAAAGGGAACAACCTACACAAAGGAGGAAACGAAAATGAAAAGCGCAGAAGCAAGATGGCCGAAGACCACCACGATGGAGTACCTCGATGAGATGCGGTTCGGGACGAGCGGCGCGATCCTTCGCTACGGCGAGCAGATCCTTGTCGTCGGGATGGAATGCTGGGGATTCCACGCAGCCGTCTACGAGATGGTTGAAACGCCGGAGGAGACGGGACTGGCAGACATTGAATGCCGCCTGAACCTCGTCGAAGCCGCCACGGAGCTTTTTGAGGACGGCGGGCACGCGATGGCATGGTGCATGAAGCGCATCTAAGCCGCGCCGAACAACAAAACAGCCCTTCGGGGCTGCTTCTCGTTTGCTTCTCGAATTGCCGCTATTGAGCGGCTTTTTTGATGGGGGTGATCGCTTGCGGAAACTGACGGATTACAAGCCGACGAGGTTCATGGCAGAGGACGCACACTATGACAAAGCCGCTGCGGACTATGCCGTCGGCTTCATCGAGTGCCTGTGCCATACGAAGGGGACGTGGGCAGGAAAGCCCTTCGAGCTGATCGACTGGCAGGAGCGCATTATCCGAGACATTTTCGGAATTTTGAAACCGAACGGCTATCGGCAGTTCAACACGGCGTATGTTGAGATTCCCAAGAAACAAGGAAAACAGCTTACTCTTGATACGAAAATCCCCACACCCGAGGGATTTACCACAATGGGCGATATTCGCGTCGGAGATACCGTTTTTGACGAAAACGGACAGCCCTGCCGTGTTGTTGCAAAGAGCGATGTGGATGACACCGAGCAAGCCTATCGGCTGACTTTTCGTGACGGCTCGTCCATCGTCGCAGGGGAACGGCATCTCTGGAATGTGGAGCACATCATCGGCGAGCCGCGATCCATGCTTTGGACAACGGGTGAAATCTACAGCCGAACGATGAGGTACAGAGAAAAATATCGGGATAACGAGAAGGAGGCACGCCGTTCCATTATCCGAATCCCTGTGGCAAAATCGCTGAATCTCGCAGAGTGTGATCTTCCTGTTGATCCGTATCTTTACGGATACTGGATCGGCAACGGATGTGCCACAAAGCCCGAAATTACTATCTGCGATAAGGACGTACAGGCGGTCACACAGAGTGTGCCGTATGCTCCATACAACAGCATTCCTCAGCCGGGAAGTGTGCGCGTGTACTATGAGGAACTAAAGAGCATCCTCGTTCCGACATTCCGAGATAAGGTTATCCCAGTCGCATATCTAAGAGCCTCGGAGCGTCAGCGTTGGGAACTCTTGCAAGGTCTGATGGATTCTGACGGGTGCATCGGGAATCGGAAGGCGCAGAGCGTCTACGTCAGCACCATCAAACAGCTTGCCGAATCGGTACGCGAACTCTTGTGGAGTCTCGGCATCAAGAAT